ATAGTAAAAATAAATATGCACAATTACCTCGTACTGTCGATTTAAGTGTATCTTTAAATTTATTGGAAAAAGAAAAACCAATAGTTGGTGGAGCACAATTTGGATCAAGTTATAGAGATTTAAATTATACAAATTTGAAAAATGCAGGAACTTTTTCGTCAAAATTAATTGTTTAATTATATGAATAGATATTCAATTGCAAAAAAAGATACTAGATTTGATGGTAAACGAGTATATAAGAGTGTGTTGTACCCGGTTATACATAATGATAGTTCAGATGTTTATATAGTAACAAATGAAACAATGTATCTTGACGTATTAGCATTTAAATATTATAGTGATCCGAGTTTATGGTGGATCATTGCATTAGCAAATAATATAGGTAAAGGTAGATTAAGTGTTCCTATTGGAATACAATTAAGAATACCCGGAAATATATTAAAAATCTTAAATGATTATAATCTACTTAATTCATAAGTTATATGTCACAAAATATAGAAAATTTAGATAATAGACCATGGGTTCCACATCATATTCCTAATGCGATACGAAAAGAGCTTTATAGAAGAACTTTAGATCAAGGATTGAATTATGTAGATTCTTTGTCAGGTTGGTATGATGATCAATCTAAATGGAAAAAATATAGAGGTCCATTGTCTGCATGGACACGAGTAACAAGCAATGGAACAGGATTTAATAAACTTAACGTAAAATCAACTGCCGATTTTCTAAAAAATAAAAGAGATGGTTTTGTAATGTATGGTGGTCAAGGATTTTACGATGCATTTGGTAAAATTAATCTAAAAGATAATAATACACCATATACTACTAATATTCTAGGATATGATGTTTTTGGATCTCCACATATTTTAGATTTAGATATAAAAACTCCACATTTTGCTACGTTATCTGGAAATAAAAATCGAAACGTACCTATATTTATGCCGCCACCGGGAATTGTTTCTATTGAAGCAAATATGCAAAAAGAAAGAATTCGTAAAGTAGTTATAAATTGGAAATGTTATAGTTTTGCTCAACTTGAATATTTAACACCATATTTTTTAACGCCGGGAATTAGCATGATTGTAGAATTCGGTTGGAATTTGTTTAATATAAATTCATTAATAAATTTAACTGATGAATCCGAATTAACTTCTTTATTTAAAGATGGTACTCCATTATATAATAAAATATTAGATTCGAATGGAATGTATGATGTTACTTTTGGAATTGTATCGAATTTTGAATTTGGAACACAGGATGGAATAAAATACGATTGTAAAACTGAAATTTATTCAAAGCATAGAAATCACACAGGCGCGTTAATGAATGAAGCACCTCAAAATACAATTGAATTAAATTTAAATGGTACTATCAAGGAAATTACTACAAAGCCTTCATTATATGAATTTTGTAGTCAGAGATTGAAAAATGTAACTAAATGTCTTGAGGGTCAAGGTAAGAATTTCTTTGAAGCATTAACTCCTGAAGAAGAGAAAAAATTTAAATCTGGATTTGAAAATAAAGAATTAATTAAGAATTTTTTTAATGGAAATCCAGAAAATAGAATATTCATGGCTAGAAATAAAATTCAATCAGATCCTGTAGCTTCTTATGGTGAGCCAGATAAAGAAATTGATTGGGATAGTGGATCGCCAGATGATACTTGGGTTACGATGGGATTCGTAATAGAATTGATTAATTTATTTATTGGACAAAAAATATCAACATTAAGAGCGTCTGACAATCCTAACTATGAATTATTTACATTTAATATTGATGATGTAATTATTGGAGCGCATCCGAATTTATTAAGTGTTGATGGTAATAAAGTATTAATTCCAAATCCAATGGCTCCTAAGTTTAATCTTGGGTCATCTTTTTGGAAATCGGATTATCCAAACGGAGATTATGTAAAAAATACATTACAATCACAAACTTCTTACAATACAGCAGCAAGCTTTGAAAAAGCTGGGCCTAATATGCTTCCATATAATTCTAAATTATATCATGTGTTTAAAACTGGATATGGTATAGATACATTACCCGGTGGAGGTACAACAACTACAAGTGATGTGTTTTTTGGAAGAAATACAGCAACGGGAACAACAACATCACTGGCATCTTTATTAGGAGCATACAGAAATAATTTAGATTGGTTTATTAATAGATTTAGATATAATTATGGAAAAGATGGGCTTGATGCATATGATGCAGCATTTCCACAGATTCGTGATTACACCGATAAAGGAAATAATTTTAAAGCTGGATATTGGGGTTATTTGAAGGATATTTATGTAAATGTAAATGTAATAACAGAAACTGCAAAAATATCTAAAACGGCAGAAGACTTTTTATCAACTTTATTGAATATACTATCTGGTACTGTTGCTGGATTTTGGGAACTTGCAATTGTAGAAGATGAAGATAAATTAAAAATTATTGATAAAAAATTCATTTCTAAAAAAATATATCAAAACTTGTTTCAATTTGATATAAGCTCAGATACATGTATTAAAGAATTAAACTTTACGGTTATTCCAAGTAATGCACAAATGACACAGGTGATTGCAGGATCTAATAATAATCAAGGCCAAAAAACCGGACAAGTAACTGCTACATCATTACCTGATTTTTATTTCGGGGATAGATTAGGAATTAATCAAATAGAACAAGAAAAACAAAAATCATTAATTAATGAATCATCTGATTTAATAAAACAATTACAAAAATATGGAAAAGTACCTGATGCATTTTTTGTGAGTTTAAAAGGAAGTGACATAAAGAAATATTATGAAGTGCTAAATTTAGCATTACCAAGTAAACATTTATTATTAACTTTATTAAACAGTGAAGATTATGAAGATAATTTAAATATTTATGGAGGCCAACAACCGAATTTCACATGTGAATTGACTTTACAGGGAATTTCTGGATTGAGAACATTTCAATGTTTTAGTATTAAAAATCTTCCAAAACCATATAGTCCAGATGATGTAATATTTTCAATAATCGATATAACACATTCAATCCAAAACGGTGATTGGGTAACTGTAATTAAAGCTGGTATACGCCCAATATCAAAGGTAAAAACATCAACCAGTAATAATTATGAATTTACAAATGGACATGATGCATTTGAATCAACTACAAATATTAAATTAAATAATTTAAAGTAATATGATTGATAAATATGATTTAATCAATAACACGAATGAAATTCGTAATTTAACTTATCCTATAAATCATATATTTGTTGTCACAAATATAGATTATGATAATGGATATGCTCGTCGATTTTTTGTTCAAAAGTCTAATGAAAATATAGTAATTGAAGTTGATGAACAAAATTATTATAAAATTTCAAAAAATATTTATATTAAAGTTGATATAAATTGGTATTTAATTGGAGTAGAACGAAATGTATATAAAAATGGAAATTTATATGAAATTGGTATTTTTGAACAAAACTTGAAAGAAGTAAATGAAGCATGTAAAACGATGCCTTTATTAAAATCAATTATTAAAAATTACACTCAATATTTCAAACTTAAAAAGAATTGACATTCTATTCGATTTTATCATAGAATTAGTGGATGATTATAGATGATGAGAAAAATTACCTAGATTTTTTAGCAGATTACGGAACTCATGATTTATTAATTAACGTTTTAGGATCTGATGATAGATATCATCCTAAACTTGATAATTTATGTGCCATTTTCATACGTAGCATTACGAATGGACGTGATATTGTAGTTTCTATAAACCATCCAGATTCAACATTTCAGGTATCAAAAAATAGATTGTGTAATGATCTTAACAAAATGCTTGGTAAAAAATGGACTTTTGATAAAAAGAAAACATTACATTATATTAAATTAACAAATTTATACGACGTACATATATTAGATTTCTTGGAATCCGGCAAGATCAAAGATATATCAAAATATCAATTACCAACACATACATTCTATTTTAGACAATATAAAAATTATAGTGATTTAAATTGTGTAATTCCTTTAACAATCCATTCCAAATGGTTTGAAGATGTAGCAGACACAGTAACTTTAAAATTAAAAACTACAATAGTTGATGATGTATTTATTAAATTAAATGATTCTATGAATCATTTTTATATGTTGGAAAAAAATGGAATTAAAATTGATAAAGATATATTTAATTCATTTTTTGAAAATAAAGAGTTGAAATTTAAACCAGAATATACAGACACAGTATATACTGAATATAATTTATTTACATCTACTGGCAGACCCAGTAATCGATTTGGTGGTATTAATTATGCTGCACTTAAAAAAGATGATGGGTGTAGATCATCCTTTATCAGCAGATATGGAAATGATGGATATTTATATATGATCGATTATAGTGCATATCATCCACATTTAATAGCAAAATTAGTTAATTATAACTTACCCGCTGATGCGTATACGTATTTAGGAAAATATTATTATAACAAACAAGAGTTATCATCTGATGAGTTAAAGGCATCAAAAATTACTACATTTCAATTGATATATGGAAATATTCCGGATAAATACACAAATATTCCATTTTTTAATAAAATTATATATTATATAAATCACCGATGGAAATATTTTTTACAATACGGATATATAGAAACTCCTATATTTAAACGTAGAATCACTGCAAATAATATACAAGATCCAAGTCCAAATAAATTATTTAATTATATATTACAAGCATCTGAGACTGAGTATAATATTAAAGTACTTGAGAATTTAAATTCTTATTTACATGATAAATGGACTATGCCTATTTTGTATACATTTGATTCTATTTTGTTTGATGTTCATGTTAGTGAAGAATCATTTATATTAAATGAATTAAAAAGAATAATGACCTTGGAAAAATTTCCGGTAAAATGTTATAAGGGAATTAATTATAATGAAATGAGTGTAATAAGTATAGAATAATGCATTTTTCGGTTATATTTATTATGAATGAAGCATATTTATAATAAAGTTTTAGATAGTGTATCTGTAGATCCTCGATTAGAGACTGGTATTTTTGATATTCATAATAACGATCATCTCTCCATATTTAGAGAATATCTTGTTAAAGAAGGGATTTCAATCGAAGATTCCATTTCACTAAGCAATAGATTGGCAGAAGCTGGTAAATTTCCGGAACGACAAGCATATAATAAAGATGGTTTGTTAGTTACATTTCCTTCACCAGAACACAAACAACGTGCTATTGCTAGAGGTACACATTGGGAAAAAAATCCAAAAAATGCACAAGTAAATATCTTTGGTGGAGATCAATCAACAAATACATCAGGATCAGCACCACAACAAAGCATGCCATCACAATCGGCGGCACCACAAGTATCTGATTCACCAGCACCAGCAGCACAACAACCAACTACACAAAATTCAGCATCTGTTAAAATAGCTGAACCCGCTGTTTCTGGATCATCAGAACCAGTCAATGTTGATAATAGAACACCAGAAGAAAGATTTGCAGACGCACAAGCAGTTGAAAAAATGTTAAAAACTGAATATTCATTGTCAGAAGCAATATCATTTGGATTTTATTCAAAAAATAATATTTGGTATAATACAGACGGCGAAAAAGTTGGTCGATTGTGGTACGTGGTAGATAAAAATAAACAATTAATTTTACCATGGTAAACATTAAAGAAAAACAATTGTTATGCACATTTAGTAATGATTTAGAATATTTAGATATACTAAATAAAATAATAAATCATTATAATGTATGCGATGGTAAAATTTTTATTTTTTCAAATTGTAAGAATATAACCGAGTATTATTTAACTTATAATGTTAGTATTGTCGATTTACCGACTTCTAAATTGGAAAACACGATTAGTATACATAGAAAAAAAATGTTCAATACATTATACACTTTAAATGGTATGAATATTTTAATTAAAGAAGAAAATAAAGGTGTTTTTGATAAATCATACCAACTCGATTGGAGTTTATATAAAAACTCTCTGATTTTATCCAATGAATTTAGTAGCAAAATTATAGAGTTAAATTTAATAAAAACGATCTTTTTATAAAATATAACACCTTTTTATAAGAAAAAAAATCTTGAGCTTTTGTCAAAGTTTTATATACTTATACGTGTCTTGAGTTATATCAAAGAATCTAGTGATTTAGAGAAACAACTCAAACATAATTAATATTTAACAAATTAAAACTTATGGCATTACCATCAAATAAAATTAAAAGCATACTTAATACTATTCAAAACGTTAACAACAAATCGAATAGCGTATGGAAACCAGAACTTGGAGCACAAAATATAATTCGTATTGTTCCATACAAACACAATCCAGACCAGTTTTCATTCATCGAACTTAAATTCCATTATGGATTAAAAGTTAAAGATTCAACTGGTGCTTTTGTAGCAAAAACATTTTTATCCCCTGATACATTTGGTCGTCCCGATCCTATTGTAGAATGGTCAAACCGTCTCCAAAAGACTGGTGATAAAAATGATTGGAAGTATGGAAAAAGCATTGCACCTAAAGCAAGAACGTATGTTCCTATTCTTGTTCGTGGAAAAGAGAATGAAGGAATTAAATTCTGGGGTTTTGGGAAAACAGTATATGAAAGTATATTAAAGGCATGTGATGAAGAAGTATTTGGTGATATTAGTGATCCAGTTAATGGACATGATATTATCGTCGAATATAAAGAAGGTGTAGAAAATAACGGAAAGAAATTTCCATCTACATCAATCATTGTTAAGCCGAAAACCACCCCTGCAATTGATGAAGCTCGAAAACATATTTTAGAATATCAAAAAAATATTTTGGATTTGTTTGTTGAGCCTACATATGATCAATTATATAATATAATGAATGAGATGATGGCAGCACAAGCTAATGGTGACACATCTATTTCTGGATCCCCAGATCCAGAAACGACTGATACAGCAGATACTTCACCAAGTACATCTGCCGCTAGATCGAATAGTCCAAACATTGATGATCAATTTAACAAATTGTTTGGAAAGAAATAAATTAAATTGTAAACAAGAGGATGATGATATAACTTGTCATCATCCTCTTTTAATTTACACATAAAATAGGAAAATAATTATATGGGAAGACCAAGTAAAACAAATACATCTGAATCTGATGATTCAAAAAAGAAAAACACAAAATCTACTAAGAATGATTCATTGTTAGTAAGTTTAGCAGCAGAACTTAATAAAAATAACAAAGAAGGTGGGAAAATTGCATACTTCTTAGATGAACAAGATGATCCATCTACGATTAGTGATTGGATTAGCACTGGATCTAGTTTATTAGATATTGCAATCAGCAATCGTCCAAACGGTGGACTTCCAGTAGGAAGAATGGTTGAATTTAATGGATTAGAAGGAACTGGAAAGAGTTTAATTAGCGCGCATATAGTAGCAAATACTCAAAAAAAAGGCGGCAAAGCAATTTATATTGATACTGAAAATGCAGCCGCTCCTGACTTTTGGAAGAGCTTGGGTGTAGATCTATCAAGTTTGTTATATATACAAAGAGAAACTGTTGAAGATATATTTACCACAATGGAACAAGCAATTACTTATATCCGGAAAGATGCACCAGATGCATTATTAACAATTATTGTTGATAGTGTAGCAGCAGCAACTACAAAAGTAGAATTAGAAAGTGATCATGGAAAAGATGGATATGCGACTGGTAAAGCAATTATTATTAGTAAAGCAATGAGAAAAATAACAAGCATGATTGGACGTCAAAAAGTTCTTATTGTATTTACAAATCAATTGAGAGTTAATTTAGCAGCACAACCAAATTCACCTGATAAATATATTATTAGTGGAGGTAAAGCATTACCATATCATTGCAGTGTTCGTGTTCGATTAAGTAATATGGGTAAGCTTGCATTAGCAGACAAAACAGTAATTGGTAACACATGTAAAGCATTAGTAGTAAAAAATAGAATGGGTCCGCCTCAAAGAAATGCAATTTTTGATATTTATTTTGATAGTGGTATTGCAGATTATGCAAGTTGGCTACGTGTATTAAAAGATAACAATTATGTAAAATCGGCTGGCTCTTCAGGAGTTAAATATGTAACTGTTTCCGGTGAAGAAATAACATTTAAAGGTGAGAACTTTATAAAATTAATTACAGAACGTCCAGAATTAAAGGATGAAATGTATCAACGTATTTGTGATGCTGTCATTATGCAATATAAAGACTCAAATAGTGTATTAGTTGACTCTGCTAATACTTCTACTGAAAATGAAGAAATCGGATTAGATGAAGAAAATGCATAAAAAATAATTATATGGATCCACTTACTGATGAAAATCGTAAAAGACTATTCTCTATGTTTAAAAACATGGATTTAAGTTCTAAACCCCCAGAACGACTATTAAATACTGATGTTCTTTTAGTAGATGGATTAAATTGTTTTTTTAGATCGTTTATGGCAGTCCCTAGCATGAACGAAAATGGATTACATGTTGGTGGCATAGCTGGCTTTTTACAAAGCATTGGCTATGCCACCAAACTTTTAGATCCTACACGAATTGTAATTGTATTTGATGGTGCCGGTGGAAGTATGAAACGTAGAAAAATATACCCTGAATATAAAGAACAAAGAAAAACAAATCTTAAATATAATAGAAGTTATGAAGAATTAACATCAGATGAACAAGAAAATAGAAATATACAATCACAATTATTAAGATTGGTTGGATATTTAGACACACTTCCAATAACAATAATGAGTGTTGATAATGTAGAAGCAGATGACACGATTGCATATGCTGCTAATGAATATTTTAAAAATAGTAATAAAGTATTTATAATGAGTACAGATAAAGATTATTTACAATTGGTAAATGATAAAATTAATGTATGGAGTCCGACAAAAAAGAAGTTATATGGATGTGCTGAAATTTTATTAGAGTATGGTATTAGTTGTGAAAATTTTTTAAATTATAGAATTTTAACAGGTGATGAAAGTGATAATATAAATGGAATTAAAGGAAGTGGGTTGAAAACTGTATTAAAATGCTTTCCAAAATTAGCGGAACATATTGAATTATCATTTGAAGAAATATATACTCATTGCGAGTTAAACAAAAAGAAATATAAATTATATTCGACTATAATTGAAAATAAAGATATAATGGATAGAAATAAGCAATTAATGCAATTAAAAAATACTCAGTTACAACCATTTACACAATTACG